AACGGAATTGGGGGGGGGGCGAATTAGGAAAATTACCTTTAGCTTTGCAACAGATGGCACTTGCAAGGGAACGGGCAATTACAGCAGGGGACACTACATTAGCGGACACATTAGGACGGGCAATGGACGAATTGGTTTCTCAATTATCAAACTTAACTGAAAATTAAAATGAAAAAAAAATTACCCGAACACATTGACGAACTGATTTCTGAAATGGGAATGACTGAAAAGAATTTTAAGGGAGTAGATAAAAAGAAATTGCAAGCCGCACTTGCCTCAAAGAAAAAAATTATTGACAATAACGAAACTGTAAAAAAATGAAAAAGCATACCGACTTCCAAGACAAAAAAAGTTTCTTTGCTTACCTTAAAAAAAATAAGGACGAAATTATTTTGCTGAAAAAGTCCTCCCGCAAATTCACGGACCCGTTTGGGACTACTATTTTACAGCAGAGAGCAGTCAAGGCACTCAATACCAATTACCAAGACGATGTAATGAGTGGAGAAATAAAAAGAAAAATTATCGGTAACACTTACAACTGGATGGATTCGCAAGACGATGTCTTACTTGCCGGAGTATTCTCAAAATCAATTTCAGAAAAAGGAAATAGGATTTGGCATTTGCACGACCATCAATATCAAATTGATGCTAAAGTTGGCAGACCAATTTCTATTTATGAAAAATTAATTAGCTGGGCTGACTTAGGAATTGAAAAGGCAGGGGACACTACTGCTTTGTTTATGGAGAGTAATATTATCAAAGATTGGAACGCAAAAATATTTTCTCACTACCTCAAAGGAGAAATAGACCAACACTCCGTTGCATTGAAATACATAAATATTATTTTGGCAATGAATGATGAAAATGAAAAAGAAGCGTATGCAGAATTTCAAAAGCACATTGACAAAATCGGAAATAAAGAAAAGGTTTTGGAGCAAGGTTATTTCTTTGCAGTCAAAGAAGCGGAACTGTTTGAAGTATCTGCGGTGCTGGATGGCAGCAATGAATTGACACCGACCATTCAGAACGAAGAAGAAAAAGAAAAAACTATTGAGGACACAAAACAAAAAGGAATTAGCTTTGCAAACATTGCAGAAAAAATAAATTTGAGTTAGTAGTGTTGAAAACTTTTTAAAATAAATTTGTATTTCCAAAATAATAATTACCTTTGCATCCATAATTCTTTCCACTCCGCTATTTCGGGGACACTTTTAAAGAAGCCGTCCTCTCGGTAACAAGTCAATAAGAATAGTTTTACTTAACCATTTTAAAAACTTTTTACCATGAAAAAAAATCACTTGTTTATCAAAAAATGCAATTCCAATTCTTTCAAAAGAAGTTTTGCATATCGTAAATTATTCTTAGGAATATTCATTTTAGCATCGGTCATTTGTATTTCTGCAATGTCAGGATATTCATTTGACGGAAGTGAAGGAATGTTAAAATGTGGAGGCGGTGCATCACTCGCCATTCTCACACCGTTTGCAATTCCCGTAAAAAAATCAGAGGAAACTCCCGAACAGTTTGCAGAGCGTTCAATTTCTGAAAAAATTAATTGGATTCAAAAGGCAACCGAAACTTTGGATGGTGAAATGTCAAAACTGAAAACTGATAGTGCTGAATATGAAAAACTAAAATCACTGCACGAAAAGTTTAAGGACTTTGATAAGACGGATTTGAATTTGAAAGAAGAAAAAACTTTCAAGATTCTATTGCAGGAACATACTGATTTAATGGCAAAGATGAAAGCGATGGAAGAAAATCCACAAAAAGAAGTAGGATATAAAACATTCAGAGAAGCGTTGATGGCTGCTTTCTTAGAAAAGAAAAGCGAGATTGACGAAATTGTAAAAAGCGGTATTCAAAAAGCATCCTTGAAGATTATTGTTAAAGCCGCAGCAACAATGACAGAAACGAGTAACACGCTGCCGATTAATCTTACTACGAATACCGGAATTACAACCACAATCAGAAAAAGAGAACTTACCTACTTAGCAAATGTTTCAGTTGGTAGTTTGTCTGGCAATCGGGCATTATGGATTGAGCAGACAGATGAAGAGGGAACTCCGATTATGTTGGCAGAGGGTGCAACAAAAACGCAACTTGATGTTCAACACATTGAAGCAACTGAAAGCGTGAAGAAAATAGCAGTATTCGGAAAAGTTACTACCGAATTGATGGCAGATATTCCACAATTAATTTCATACATTCAAAACAACTTAATGAAGCGTATGGATATAGTTTTGGAAAATCAATTATTTTCAGGGACAGGAGTTGGTGATAATCTGAAAGGTGTAGAAACTTATGCCACTGCCTTTTCCGCTGGTGCTTTGGCTAATGCTATTGCAGATGCAAATGAGTTGGATGTTATGGAAGCAATTGCATTACAAGTAAAATTAGCATTCGGTATTCCAAATGCTCTTTTTATCAACCCATCAACAATGGCAAAAATCAAATTGATTAAGGATTCAACTGGCAGACCTGTTTGGAAAGATTATGTTACTGCCGATGGATTTATGACCATTTCGGGAATGAAAATAATTGAAACAACTGCAAAAGCTGCTGACGACTTCGTTGGTGGCGATATGACTGTTGTAAATGTTTTGAACCGTGAAGACATCGGAATCCAAATCGGATTGGATGGAAACGACTTCACTCAAAACAAAAAGACAATGCTAATGGAGAAACGGCTGGTGCAGTTCGTCAGTGCGAATGACACCGCAGTATTGGTGAAAGGTGATTTCACCACTGCAAAAGCTGCTTTGTTAGCACCATAATTTTTTAAATAATAAACCCCTCTCTTAATCAGGAGGGGTTTTTTTAAATCAAATCAAATGGCAAAAAAGAAAAAAGAAAGTGTGGATGAGGAAGTTAATTTACCGTCTTTTGACTTTTCCGATTCTGCTGAGGTTGTTATCAAATCAAACGGAAAAGGCGGGATGAAGGCAAACAAAACCTATGAAGTTTCTGGACACACCGCAAAGGTGCTGATTAAAAAAGATTTTGCAGAGTTCGTAGAAGTTGTTAAACCGACTAAAAAATAATTTCAAATTATGTTCGCTTTTTTAATTTTAACTTTCGGCAAGTGTTCCAAAATTGCAAATGAATGTTTTAATTGTTTGCAGACGGAAGATGGGGAATGTCTTGAAACGGAATCAGGAGAATGTATTTTATTTTAAAAAACTAAAATTCTATGGGAAAAAAAATATCTGTATTAACAGAAGCACCATCTTCATTGGCTGCTGATTTGTTAGCTATCGTAACGGGTGGAGTTACTAAAAAAATAACCAAAGAAAATTTCAGAGGTTACAAAGTTTATTCAGCACTGATTTCGCAAAGCGGAACGGATGCTCCGACTGTTATAATTCTTGAAAATACCATTGGCGACATTGTATGGACAAGAGATGATATCGGTGCATATTTAGGAACTTTTGCAAATGCCTTTACATTGGACAAAACATTTTACTATGTTCTCGGAAAATTTGTATCTGGATTATCTACCGTAGCACCTATGTTACAAAGAAATGATGTTAATAGCATGAGATTATATTCGTCTGATTATTTTTCTGGTAACGACATAGATGATGTTTTGTCAAATACACCTATTGAAATAAGAGTTTATAATTAATAAGTTTTGCAAGGCACAATAAAAAAATACGAGAAAGATTTTGGTTGGGGATTTATCAATGGTGCTGATGGCAACTCTTATTATTTCCACTGCAAAAATTTAGTTGAAAGATTAGAAAAAGGAGAGCCGATTAGGGAGGGTAAGGTTTGTGAATTTGAAACCGAAGAAAGAGAAAACCAAAAAACAAGGCAACCTCAAATTGTAGCCGTAGATATTATTTTTATATGATTTTACTTGCCACTTCCGATTTTGAAACGGGCAAATTTAAAATTGCCGATGCCGGAAGCAATACTTCAAAGGCAGCCGTTACAACTGCAATTACCCGTTTTGAGAAAACTTATATTCTGAAATTATTTGGAAAGGTTTTGGGTGAAGCAATAATCACTTACATACAAGCAAGTAATCCGACACCAGATGCAAACTTTGATAAGGTCATTGCTTCATTCTTTGAGCAAAACGATAATTTCATTTGCGGAAATAAAGTTTATGAAAGCAGGGGACTAAAAGAATTTTTACAAGCAGCTATTTACTATGAATATCTTTTGGACACGGCAACCACGAACACACAAGCGGGACAAGGAGAAATCAATGCAGAGGTATTGACTAAGACAATTAACACTCAAATCCGACAGGCAGAAAAGATATTCAATGAATATTTAGAAACTATTGAGGCAATACAATGGTGGTGTTCAGATAATTCAACTGACTATCCCGACTTTGCGGGAGAAACTTTTATTGTCCGACAGTCAGCAATTTTTTAGAATGAAAAAACCACGACCCAAAGACCTATCCGATATTCTCAAACCACTCATTGAGGCAATGACTTTTCCTATTAAGTTTGAAGTTGCAAGTTATGATTCAAATATTGACGATGCCAAATTTGCAACGGGCTATAAAATTCTGAAAAACATTTGCGACATTCACCACGCTCAGCCGAATTTTGATATTGTCATTGGTGGAAAAACTTACACCATTGCAGATTATAAATTGGATGGAAATAAATATCGGTTGTATCTAATCGGTGCAGATGCTATCAATGTAACTTCATTTGAACTTTACAAACCCAAATTCCTACACGGGACTGTAATGGCGGTATCTGCTGAAACGGTGGATAATAAAAATGTATCTTTAAAAAGCATTGTCCCTTTTATTTTTCTGATAGAGGAATACAAAGAAACATTTGAGGAAGATTGGAAAAATCCAATTCACCGTGAAAGTCAAGTGCAAATACTTTTTCTAACCGAAGAAGATATTACAGGCAAGGACACGGACACGCTGAAACATAACGCAACCGAGCCAATGAGCCGTTTGTATTGGGACTTTGTGGATATGTTAAGGGAACACCCCGAAGTTTTCTACACAGAAGATTTACGGCACACCGATTTAAAGAAAACAAAATTAGCCGTTTTTGTCAATGGAAAAGGATATGAGAACAAACAATATTTCGGTAATAAGTTTTCAGGGCGAGAGATGCAAACCACTCTAAAAATAAAAAGGGAAGCATCACTTTGCGAGTGTTGAAAAAAAATAGTTTGTAGTTTCAAAAAAAATATTTACTTTTGCTGAAAATAAATTTACCTAACAATTTCTAAAAACAAAAACTATGGCTTGCGGAAAAAAATGTGATTGCAATTTAGGGGTTCAAAATAGCGGTCAGGGATGCCCGACAATTATTGAAGTAATGAAAGCATTTGGCATTATGTATATGAAAGATGGTGCAGGTGCAAATAACTTCATTGATTTGACAACTGCTACTGGAGCATGGGCAGCGTATTTTACTGCACTGATTAATCAGGCAGACAAACGCAAGAGATTGTATTCATACCCCGAAGTGAAAAATGTTGAGGACTTGCGGGACGACCCAGTTATAAAAACTTGGAATGATGACAGTATAAATTTTGTTCGTGATGGAATAAGAAAAGTAAAAATTATTTTCCCTACTGATAATTTCAGTATTCATTTGGTATCACAATTAGAATCTTTGAGATGTGCTGGAAATATTGGTTTGTTTGCATACGAAGCAAACGGAACAATGAGAGGACGAATTTCAGAGGACGGCACAAAACTTTATCCAATCAGAATTGACGAAAAAAGTATTGCGGTAAAATTGGTGAAGCCACAGGACAAAGATGTTCCAATGATTGAAATGACTTTCAATTTCCATTCATCTGAAAAAGATTGCAGCTTGGGTGAAGTAATAAAAGAGGAAATGGACGATATTGAAATTTTGGCTTTTGAGGGACTGATGGATGTGCATTTGAAAACCGTTTCGGTTTCAACTATACAAGCCAAAGTCATTTTGTATAATGATTTCGGAACTTCATTGAACAAAGGACGAATTACGGGACTGCTGGTTGCTGATTTTGTTTCTTCCGATGGTGGAGCTACTTCAAAATTGTATAACAAAACCGATGATGCAGATGTAATTATTACCTCTGTTTCAGAGGTCAATGGCGAATACACTTTGAACTATGCGGCACAAACCGTTGCAGACATTTTGATTATTACTGCAAAGAAAAACGGATTTGATTTCACTGATACAGTAGAAGTTGAAAACGAAGTTGCATAATTAATTTCAAAATTTATTTCCCGCTTGGGAAAAACAAAAGCCCGTAGCAATATGGGCTTTTTTGTTAAATGAAAAAAATGTTAGGACGAATAAAAGACATAGTTAAAAAATGGACTTCAATAAATGAAGAAGATATTTTGCATGGAATTTTTGAAGATAAGAATTTGCAAAAAACTATTTTGGATTTGAATAGGATAGGGCAGTTGTTTGAAAAGGGATTACAGGCAGACGGGACACATACGGGGGACTATTCACCCGTGAGCGTGAATGTTTATGGGAAAAGGGCTGGACACATTACCCTTTATGACACGGGAGATTTTTATAAGTCATTTTTATTTGTGAATTTGGATGGAGGATTTATGATTTCAGCAGATACCTTAAAAGATGTTTCGGATTTCGTTTCAATGAATCAGGCGGGGAGTGGCGTTAAAATTGATTTGACGGATAGATGGCATCACCCGTTAGGATTAACAAAACAAAGCATTGGTGAGCTTCGCCCTGCGGTCAGGGAGGCAATAATGAAAGCGGTAAGACAAAAATTGGCAGCATGAAGTTAAAGAGATGGAATAAGTTACCCGAACATTGGGAAAATATTGATGCACC